CCCTGTTAAGGGCCCGCATGTCTTTCTATGAGGGGGATAATACCCCTATCTACGAAAGACTTCCCTCGTGTAGGAGTGAGCTACGATGAGCATCCGAATTAGGTCACGAACTACCATTGGTCCCGGTGGGACCTCTTGTAGATCTGGCAGCAATTACAACCATAGCTCCGTTATCGAAACTGATGACGAAGTCACGGACGAAGTTACTGCAGGTGATAACCGCCAGTTTAATGCGGAAACCATCTCCAAAATCGGTGGTAGAGCGAATGGCGGTAGTGCCTCGTGTGCAGTTGGTCAAACCGGTTGGTTTAACAACTTCATGCTAGACTACTATCGTAACACTCTCTTTACCCATCAAAGCTTACCTGATGACCTGGGCGATACTGTTTACATCACCCGTGCAGCTGCGAGAACAAACCCCTCACGTCCTTACGTGGACGTGGTTGCTAATGCTCTTCAGCTCCCAGAAATCCTTATGTTGCTCCGAAAGAAGGGTGATTCAATCATCCGTAATCGGGCACGTGAGAATTTGGCTTACCAGTTCGGGTTTAAACCCCTAGCTAGTGACCTTCTTAAAATCTCTAACTTCTCTGACCAGGTTGCTAATCGGGTCAAAGAATTAGAAAGATTAAGATCTGGAAACGGTCTCAGGAGAACCATAGCTCTCGGGGGTCTGGCAGACCTTGAGCGTAATACAGCTCTTGGTAGTTTAACCGTACACACTGTGAACCGTACATTTACGAGTCCTAGTGGTACGAACCAGACTAAACTTCGCGTTGGTGCTCATTGTCGGTGGAAACCCGGCATTGATCTTCATCGCTTAGACCCCGGTGTTATGGGTGTGACAGCCCGGAAAGCGGTATTGGGTCTCAAGTATGACTTTGTCACTGCTTGGGAACTTATACCTTGGACCTGGCTGCTCGACTGGGGCGGTACGATAGGCACTTATTTAATGGCCAATCGTAATATCGTCTCTGCCGTTCTTAGTGAATCTTCTATCACTAGGCACACCCGCACTGTATATACTCGGAAAACTAATCCAACAAATGGGATTAGTGTTTCCGATTTTGTTTTCACTCAAGAAAACAAGCGTCGATACAGTGTGACCATAGCTCCTACTGCCCATTTCCCGTTCTTATCGGGAAACCAAATGGGTATACTTGCCTCTCTAGCTATTGTTAAGGGGTAGGTTTATCCGACCTCTTAACAAACTAGATGCAAGATTGGAGTAGTATCATGTTCGCAGATCCAGCAATCGTTACTATCAATGCGGTAGCGAAAAGCCTCGTTAGGATTAACCAGGATAAATACTCTTCTGAGTATGTCCTACGTTCTTCCCTCGATGAATATCGCCTCAACATTCGGAATACCTCGTATACGGATAAGAAACGCGGAGTGACGATTGATCGTCACAACGTCGAACTTATCCATACAGTATTTCCGGTCGCCCCTGCAACTACCTCAATTGTGAGGAAGGTGTATGCAGTTGTGGAGAATCAACAGGGTGATACCCTTGTTGACCCCCGCAATACTGCTTTGGGGTTGTTTGCCTACTTGAATTCGGCAAATATCGACAAACTGATGAACTTTGAGTCCTGATAACAATCAGGATAAGAACTCAAAGAACGATTGAGCGGATCTGCGGCTTGGATCACCACTAACCCGAAAGGTTACAATGATGAAAAGCCAAGTTGATGCTCTACTCCATGTCACAGAAGGGCTCCTTACGGACGCCCGACTGGCATACCCGGCATTGAAGGAAAGTTTTTCTAAAGATTTAGAAAGACTCCGCCTTTATTGTCAAAGTCGGGGTCGTGGGTTGTTCACCCTCGATCTCCCTTCCCTTGAATCCTTGCTCTTGCGAGGTTTGGAGGAGGGACGACTTGTCCTCGAAGGACCGCTTTCTTCTGCGGTCTCTAAGAGGATCCAGGTGCCACGGCTTTACGCGGGACTCTGGATTCGTGTCTTTGACAAAGATGCTTGTTTAAAGCATGAGGTAGATGTCACTGCTCTAGCTTTTCTCCGACAGCTTTTAGTTATCGGAAAGAAATTAGAGGTGGGATGCTCTTTCGACCGTAAACAATTAGTCGTAGGAGCTTACCATGACATCGAACGCGTTCTACGGGAACCAACCCTTGGTTGGCATTCCGATGAACTCGGCATCGAACAAGTTTCTTCAAGAGGAACATCCATCAACAGTAATGCAGATGGATCGCCTCGAGGAGAGGACCTATACGATCGAGCTTGCGATATTAGCAGTCTCGATCACGGTGATAGTAGTCTTCTTCTTAGTCCTTCGTCTAACGATGAGGAACTAAGGGTTGACACTACCTCCGAGGTTTCGATGCGTGCTTGGAACTCCCGTTGCAGTTTGTTGCATCTTGCACAAGCTGTTGACGGTACCAGTGTTAAGAGTTTACCTCTATTCAGATCCAAAAGAACTGATGGAGAGGTTTATCAAAACACGGTTGACCAAGCACTCCTCAATAAAGTCCAAAAGGTTGCGGACTTTATTTCTCATAGCCTCGGTACCTATGATCCTCTTCAATATTCGATTGAAGTGGAACAAGAAACCGGAGCTATAGGCTTTAAACATGGACCTGGTGCAGTTGCGGAACGGTTAAAGAATTGGGAGAAATCCCAATTTCCATACTGGCCGCACAAGCTTGGCAATGCCTTTCCCTTCGATCACTGCGCTAAAAACGCTAATGATCCTAGGGATCGTCCTCTCAATCATGAGGTGGCGAGTCGTCTAATTTCGGTGCCTAAGACCTCTAAAGGTCCTAGACTCATTGCGGCTGAACCGACATCACATCAGTGGTGTCAGCAGCTTACATGGAGATTTCTCGAACATGCTATGAGAAAGTCCTTCGGGACTAGTTTCATAGATTTTCGAGATCAATCGAAATCAGCCGATATGGTACTGTCAGCTTCCCGAGATAGGAAACTAGCGACCGTCGATTTATCGGACGCCAGTGACCGTCTTACGTGTTGGACCGTGGAGCGTATATTTAGAAGTAATCCTTCTATCTTATTTGCTCTGCACGCCGCACGTACGAGGTATCTTCGTGACGAAATTCATGAAGATAAGGGCTTTTTAAAACTTAAAAAGTTCGCCTCGCAGGGTACTGCTACGACGTTCCCAGTAATGTCGATTGTTATGTTATGCATCGCTCTAGGCGCAAGCTTAGATGGTGACATAACTCCACAATCGATCTGGAAACTTCGTTCACAGGTTCGTGTGTTCGGCGATGATATTATATTGCCTGCACACGGGTATGAGCGACTATTGCGCATCATGAATCTCCTTCAGTTGAAAGTAAACGTCGCTAAGAGCTACGTTCGCGGTCACTTTAGGGAATCATGTGGTACTGACGGTTTTATGGGTTATGATGTAACCCCCGTTAAGCCCAAGTGCATAGTTGCTGACAGCCCGGCATCGTGCCAGGCTGTAGTAGACATAACCAACAACCTCTATTTAAAAGGATATTGGCATGCTTCAACAGCCTGTTTCGACCTACTTCCTCTACGTGAAAGACGTAGACTTAGGATCGTGGGTCCATACGATACTGGGTTTCGGGGTCTCACCTCGTATAGTGGCGGCTACGAATCACATCTTGAAACAAGATGGAATTCTAGCCTTCATCGGTACGAGGTCCGAGTTTGGTCAATACTTGACCGACCTCAAAAGAGACCACGAGAGGGATATGCTGCGTTGCTGGATTTCTTTTCCAGCAAGCACAGTCATGAGCAAGCTCGGACTGTGTCTGAATACGCAGCTTCCCGGAAGTCCGTTCTTGGACTTCTATGGGAGCCCGCTTCTAGTCGCGACATTCTACTTAATGGAGCACCAATATCTGGGTACGCTCGAACGAGAGCTCGAACAAATCGAGTTTTCTATTCGATCGACTGGGCTGTACAGGGTGGAAAATACCATCCTGAATCAGTACAGGCCGGATCTGGTGTATTTCATTTGTAGACTTAGTCTCGATGAAGCCATTTCCTACGTAAAGGAGAATACCTATGCGTAAGAACAAAGAACCCTCTATAACATTAGCTGAAGG